AAGATCGCGGGCGTCCAGACCTACGGCGCACTCCAGCGCGTCATCCAGTACCGGATGCCCCGGGACTGGTCGACGTGGCCCATCGACGGCAAGATGAGCCCCGCATGGGTGAAGCGCCTGCAGTGGCTCGTCGGCGTCAGACCCCTCGATGGGGTGTGGGGCGCGCAGACCACCCGAGGCCTACAAACCGCCCTCAACGAGGGCCGCATCTGATGTCTCGCCGCTCAGCGATGCTCGGTCTCGGCGTCCTGTGGGTGCTGGTCGGGGTGTCGCTGCGCGCCGCGGCCGTCCCTGCCCGCGCCCTGACTAGGTATGTCTCCTAGTCAGGGGCTTCGCAGCAGCTCGCCTACATCAAAACCACCGTGTACACCATCAGGAAGGCCCAGAAATGACCCGATATCTAACCCCGACCGTGCGCCGATGGGCCTATGGTGTGACCACCGCCGCGCTTGGTGTCTGCCTCGTCTACGGCCTCGTAGACGGCAACCAAGTCGCCGCATGGGCAGGCCTCGCCGCCGCCGTCACCGGCATGGCCGGCGCTTTCGTCGACGAAACCGCGACACCCCGGCACGCCGCCGACGACGACGCTACGCGGCCGTAGACGCCGCCGCTCGAAGACGGGCGTCAGACGTGGCCCAGCGTAATCAGCTTCGTTAGCTCTTCAACGGTCAGGGTCGCGCGGGTGAGTTTGGTCCAGAGGGAGCAACATGCCCGGCGTGGGGGAAAGGAGGTGGTCAGTCATGACGCGCCCCCGCACAGGGCTTCGGCGCGGGCTCGGAGCCATTCCTTCACGTCACCTTCGCGGATCAGCTGGTCCTCCCCGAATGCATCAGCGGCTTCTCGCAGCGCCTGGGCGGCGATGAGCGGGGCAGCGGCTTCGAGGGCGGCGACAGCTCGGTGCCTGTTCAGGTCGAGAACCCGTGGATTAACATTCTCACGTGTCACACCTTCGGTGGCGTTCTCAATCCATGCCCACAGCGCTCGCTCGGTCATCTCGTCGGTGACGTTGGGCTTGATGGTGGTCATGCCGTGGCCTCCTGCTCGGCGTCGGGCACCAGCTCCGCCTCGTACACCTCGCCCGTGGTGGCGACCAGTTCGGTACTTGGACCAGTTGCCCTTGCCGGACAGTCCAGCCGCCTTCGCCTTCGTCCTGTCCCAGCAGGACGAAGGCGAAGTCGGGGTCGTCGGCGCGGATCAGGGGTTCGGTCTCGTCTGCGACCCGGTAGCGTGCGTGACTGCTCCATGTCAATCTTGATAACGCTCATGGCGGTTAGCGTAGCGCCCCGCCGGCGCAATCCGCACGTATCGTGCTAAAAAACCAGACGACACGCCACACGGGTGAGTGTGCGTTTATACGAAAACGGGGCTAATCTCGTCCGCATGAGTATCAATCATCCGAAACCGACCGCCCTCGATCCACTGGCGCGGGCCCGTAGACATGCCCAGCTCGCTGCGCAGCTTGCGGACGAGTCAGACGCTGTGCGTGCGGACGACCTCCGCCCCGCGCTCGCCCGAGACCTCAGCCTCACCGCTCAGGCTCACGCCTTCGCCTCGCTGGCGTTGACGCAGCTCAATCCGCCGGCCCGGTATAGGCCGGGTGGCGCTCAGACACGCACCGCGTTCAAGGGTGGTCAGTCTTGACCGCTGCTGCCCCTACTGTTCGCTCGGTCCCGTCCGAGTCGGTTTGCCACATCGTGGATCGGCTCGAACGCGCCGGCTGGGGTGAACTAGCCGGACGATCGCTCAAGGGTGTCCGGCTAGTGCTGCATTCCCTCGCTCGTCTCGTGGACCCCGCGAAGGGCACATGTTTAGTCACAGCGCCTCAGCTCGCTGACCGGACCGGCATGTCTGACCGTTGGGTGAGAGTGTGCCTGCAACGCCTCGAAGCGGCCGGCATTGTGTCGTGGCGCCGTGGCTGGCTCGATCGTGGCCGGTGCGTGCCCGGTTTCATCCGCGTGTCGAAGGCCGCGCTATGGGCGCTCATCCCCGGCTCACGGACACGCCAAGCCACCGTAACAACGGCCCGCGCCCGCGCAACCCGTGACCGTATCCGCTCGACTCTCCGGCTCGCCACGCAGCGCCCTCGCCGGTGCTCGTCTGTACCGGAACTGAGTTCTACCCTTCCCCCTACGGGGAATACACCTACCGGCGGCGCGACCGCGACGCCGCCGGTTACTTCACCCCGAAAGGATGACCCGCCCGTGGACAACCCCGGCACACGCAAGCGCACCCCATCGGTCGCAGCACTCAAGCGCCTGTTCGCCCTCGAAGCCTACTGGCTGGAAACCAGACGCGGCACCGCCTTGGTGGTCAACCCGAACGAGTGCGGAATCTGCCACCGCGACCCGCACCCGACCACCCGTCATCACGCGTTCGAGCCGGCCCAAGCCCGCCCAGACCGCGCCGCCGCCCTCGGCTGGCCGATGCCGCCGGCGCAACCGCCGCTCATGCCATGACCGGCGACCCACTCACCCCTTTCGATGTGGACCTGTACCGCCGCGAGCTGTCCACCCTCGAAGAATCGCTAACAACGACGCTCCGCGAGCTGTGGTCAGACCTCACCGCGCAAGGCCAGACCCTCCACGCCACCCGGCTAGCCGTCACCGCCCGCCACGCCGCCACCCTGTTCGCCTCACTCCAAGCAACCCTCGATACCGTCACCCCACCACAGGAGCACCTACTATGACCTACACCCACCGCACCACCGTCGAACCGTGGGCCGCTGTCGCTGACCAGCTCGCCGCCTGCCGCGCCGCCGCACTCAAGGCACACGCGGACGCGCAAGCGCTCGCCACCTACGGCGACGTGTCCCGCCCCACCGACCTCGCCCGCCGCGCCATGCGCCAGTTTCACGGCCGCGCGATGTCCGCTGCCTGTACCGCTCTCATCGAGTGGGAGAAGGCCTGCCGTAACGAAGCGGCTCGCGTCGCGAACGCCCGCCGCCGCTCGTCCGCAGCATGAGCGCATGGGGCGGCCGCAAGGTCGCGAAGCTACGCCTCGCCGTGCTCGTCCGCCACGGCTCGACGTGCGTGCTCTGCCACCAGCCCATCAACCTCGCTGCCCGCTGGCCTGACGGCCGGTCGTTCACCATCGAGCACGTAGCGGCGCGGTCGACCGGAGGCACCGACATGCTGGACAATCTCCGCCCCGCTCATCTGTCGTGCAACTCAGCCCGAGGAAACCGACCACACCCACCCGACCGTCGCCCGACGAAACGCGGCCGGCTCGCGCCGCCGCCGGCCGGCGCCGGCGGGCCGGTTTCTTCGGGCTGACCCGGCTACGGGAAGCGGCACGCCTGCCCGTTTCTCTCCGGGACTCCAGAAAAACGGGCCGAAGTCAAGCCGCCACGCCGGATAGTCGCCGATACTGCCCGATATCGGCCCGGTCGTGTCGAGATAGCTGTTATGACCATCCACGCCGACTACCTGCCGGGGTTCGCGCCGGACGCCACCACCGCGCAAGACTCAGGACTGCGCGCCGCCGCCCTCGCGACCGTGGACGCGCTGACCGAAGCGGGCGCGCTGACGGGTCGCCACGCCCTGACCGCTCAACTACTCGTCGCGACCGCCGAACGCGCCGGCTACGGACTACACGAGCCGCGCACCACCATCGCGACCACCAACCTGTTACGGCTGCTGGCTGACCTGCTGCGCGAACTGCCACTTGACACCACATCGGTCGGCACCGAAGCCGAACAATTCCTACGCGAGCTGGCTGCCGCCGAAGCCGCCGCCCGCCAGTGACCCACTACGCGACCCGGCTGCCGGCCGGAGTGGTGACCTACGGACGCCGCATCGGCGTCTACGCCACGGCGTTGGGTGAGCCGTTCATGCCGTGGCAGGCTGCTGCCGCTGACCTCATCGGCGCCGTGGACCCCGACCGGCCCGAGTCGTGGCGCTACCCGCTCGTGGTCATCACCGTGCCCCGACAGGCCGGGAAATCGACGCTGCTGCGCGCCGTCCACCTAGACCGACTCGTCCGGCCCTCGCCAACGTGCGACCCGCCGACACGACCGATGACGCTGTGGATGACCGCCCAGACCGGCAAGGACGCCCGCAAGCGGTTCGCCGCGTTAGCGGATCGCGTGGACACCAGCCCAGCGCTCAAGCCGCTGTTCACCCGCCGTAACTCGGTCGGTTCCGAAGCGCTCCGGTTCGGGCCGCTCGCCCTGTCACCGTTCGCGCCCACACCGAAGGCGCTGCACGGCGAAACTACAGCGTTCGTCAGCATTGATGAGGCATGGGCGTTCGATGAAGCCGAATCCGCGTCGCTGCTCGCCGCGATCACCCCCACCATGCAGAACGAAGCCGGCCGGCAACTCATCATCATCTCGACCGCCGGCACCCACCGGTCCCGGTGGCTGTGGGAACTCGTCAAAGCCGGCCGCGCCAGCCTCACCGACCCGCACAGCCGCATCGCCTACATCGAGCACTCCGCCGATGCCCGCTACGCCGACACCGGCGCCGGCGACCCGCTCCACCCCGACGCCCTGGCGTTCCACCCCGCGATAGGCCACGTCACCACCACCGCCGATATCCTCGGCCTCTACGACCATGACCCCAGCCCCGCGAATATCCGCCGCTCGTATCTCAATCTCTGGCCCTCCGACATGGACGCCGCCGGCGCCGGCCGCGACCTCGAAGCGTTCGACCGTGCCCGCGTCGATACCCCGCCACCCATCGCCGGTCAAACCGTGTTCGCGTTCGATGTCGCCGCCGACCGCTCCGGCGGCTCGATCTACGCCGCCACCCCCACCCGCGCCGGCGTCCACATCGAGCTAGTCGAGACCGCCCCCGGCGTGGCATGGCTGCCCACCGTGATCGACGCACTACCCGGCCCGGTCTGGCATGACCCGACCGGCTACACCGGCTCGACCGCCACCCGCTCCACCCGACGACTCGAAACCGCCTCCGCCGCCGACCTTGCCGACGCAACCGCCGCGTTCCTCGCCGACCTCGCAGACAACTCGACCACCCTCGACGCGCCGCCCGAGCTGCGCACCCAATACGAGCACGCCAAAACCCGCTCGACCGCCGGCGCCGGTTTCGTGTGGGACATCGACCGCTCACCCGCTATCGACCACCTACGCGCCGCCTCGCTCGCCCTACTCGCCGCCCGCCGCAACGCGGCTCTACCCGTCATCGCCTGCTGATGCAACACGACACGCCGTCACCTGCCCGCAACATCGCCACCACCGCCGCCCAGCGAAAGAGTCAGCCCGTGAGATTGATTGACCGAGCCGCCCGCGCGCTGTCGCTCCGCTCCGAGCCGGCCACCGCGTCGGACCCGATCACCGCCGTCACCATCGCCCAGCGCGAGCGGACGATCTGGACCGCGCCGGACCGGGCTGCCACCATCTCCGCCGTCTACACGTCCGTGCTCATCATCGCCACCGCCGTCGAACAGCTCTCCATCGACATCGAACGTAACGGCCAAACCCTCGACGCGTCCGCGTTTATCGCCAAGCCAGACCCCGACCTCAACTCTCGCTCGGACTGGCTCCACGAAGTCACCACATCGCTGGCCCTAAATGGGAACTGCTACCTCAGGGTGTGGCGCGACGCGGCCGGCCATGCGCTCGTAGCCCGCGTGCTCGACCCCGCCACCACAGCCCCGTTCATCGATGACCGCACCGGCCGGAAACTGTACGCCGTGGACGGCCGCACCCTCGACGCCACCGAAGTCACCCACCTACGGATGATGAAGCGACCCGGCAAGCTGCTCGGACTCGGCCCCATCCAAGCCGCCCAAGCCGAACTAGCCGGCCACCGCGACGTGGTGGACGCCTCCACCAATTGGTTCCGCGACTCCGGCACCCCTGCCGGCTACCTCCACACCGAACAAGCGATGACACCAGACCAAGCGAAGGCGCTGCTCGAAGCGTGGAACTCGGTACCGGCCGGCCGCACCCGCGTCGCCACGCACGGACTCAAGTACGACGCGAACATTATCAACCCTCGCGATGCTCAGTGGCTGGAATCGCGTCGTTTCTCCAAGACCGAAATCATGGACCTGTTCGGCATCCCGGCCAGTCTCACCCTCGGCGTCGATAAAGGCGCCTCCGACACCTACGCCAACGTGTCGCAGGACTGGCTAGGGTTCGTCCGGTTCCGGCTCATGCGCTACGTCCGTGAAATCGAAGAAGCGTTGTCGTCGCTCATCCCGCGCGGCCAGTACGCCCGCGCCAACTTGGAAGCGTTGCTGCGCTCCGACGCCAAAACCCGTATGGAAATCCACGCCATAGCCGTCGCCAACGGCATCTACTCCGGCGACTACGCCCGCTCTATCGAGCATATTCCCGCCACTGCCGCACCAACACCCCAGGAAGTGACCGCATGACCCTCGACGCCACCGCATTCCATCGTACCGTCGTTCCGCTGACCTCCGTGCGGACGCGGGCGAAGTCGGACGCCGCCAAGCCCGGTTTCACCGGCGTCGCCGTCCCCTTCAACACCCCCATCACCCTCTACCCCGGTTTGCGTGAGCAAGTCGCCCCCGGCGCTATCGAGTCCCACGACGGGCAACTGTGGTGGCGGCACAAGGAAGTCATCGGCGTCATCAACGACGCGGCCGACGATGATGATGCCGGGTGGCTCATCGACGCCGCCATTTCTGACACCACCCAGGGCCGCGACGCCGCCACCCTCATGCGCGATGGCGCCGTGTCGAAGCTGTCGATCGGTTTCGATCCCATCGAATGGACCGAAACCCGCGACGACGACGGAACAACCACCATCACCCACACCCGTATGCGCGTCCGAGAAGTTTCCCTCGTCCCCACCCCGGCCTATGAGACGGCCACCATCACCGAAGTACGCCAACAGGAAGGCCACACCACCATGCCCAACCCCATCACCGCCGCAGACCTCGACGCCGTTCGCGCCGACCTGTCCGACATGAAGCGCAGCATCGCCGCCCTTCCCACCACCGCCGCCGCCGCCGCAACCGACCGCCGGTCGGCTGGCACTCTGCTCAAGGCCGCGTTCGACGGCGACGACACCGCCGTGGCTACCCTGTCCGTGCCCTACCAGCGCGCCTACACCGGCGGCACCAGCGCCGACGACTTCGGCCGCGCAACGTGGGCCGCTGACCTGACCCGCATCATCGACGCCGCTGACCCGCTCGCCGGCGTGTTCTCGGCTGGCACTCTGCCCGAAACCGGCATGACGCTGGAGTTTGGCCGGCTCAAGTCGAACACCGTCAAGGTCGAGAAGCAAGCCAAGGAAGGCGACCAGCTGGCGAAGGGTAACGTCAAGGTCGAAACCGCGTCCGTGTCGGTGTCCACCTACGGCGGCGCGGCTGAGCTGACCGTGCAGGAGATGAAGCGCTCGCAAGCCCCGCTCATCGATATGCACTTCCGTGCCCTCGCCGTGGCCGCCGGCGCCCAGCGCGCGAAGGCGAAGCTCGAGGCGCTCAACGCGCTCGTGACCGCCCAGAACGACAACGCTATCGCCGTCGCCGGCGGCGCCGACGGGTGGAAACCGTGGGTGCCCGCCCTCACCACCGTCGCCCAGCGGTTCACCGCCCTCGGCCTCGGCCTGTCCGGTCTGCTGCTGCCCGAAGCGACGTGGAACGCGCTCGGCCAGCTCGCAGACACCACCGGCCGGCCGATGCTGGCCACCACCGGCCCCGGCACCAACAACGTTGGCACGTTCACCGCCACCACCCTTGACGGCCAGCTGTTGCAGGTGCCGACCCGGATGATTCCCGGACTGTCCAAGCCCGTGTTCTTCAACCGGTTGGCGTTGCGCGACTACACCAGCCCGCTCGTCCGCATCAACAACGACCTGCACGCCCTCGACCTCACGGCCGCGCTCGGCGTCTACCAGTTCGGCGCCGTGGCGGACGAAGTGCCGACCGCCGTGATTCCGGTCACGCTCTCGTGAGCATCACCGTCACCGCCAGCGACGTAGCGCAGTGGTGTGGGAATCCCACCGATTCCAACACCACCACGCTCGAAGCTATCGCCGCTGCTGCCTCGGCCACCGCTAACCAGTTGGTGGCCGGGCGTGGCGACGCCGTACCCGAGTCGGTGCTTCGCCTCGCCGCCCTCGATATCGCCTCGAACCTGTACGAGCGCCGCCACGCACCCAACGGCGTCCGTCCGTTCGGGCCTGACGGTATCGGCGTCTACGTCCGCACCGACGACACCACATCGGCCCGCCGGCTGCTGTCGCCCTACCTGCCGCCCACCATCGCCTAGGACACCCCCCATGATTGCCGCCGCCCGAGCGAAGCTAGCCGCCGACCTCGCCGCCACCCTCGCCATGCCCGTGCACACCACGATGCCCGAACGCCCGTTCGCGCCGCTGTGCTACCTGACCGAGCAAGACGACTTCATCGTGCCCGACGACGGCGGGCCTTACGGGGTCTGGCTGGCGCAGTTCCGGGCATCCGTCATCATCGCCCCCGCCCTCAACAAGGACATGATCCGCGCGGCTGATGCCGCCGCCGCCGACCTGCTGGCCCTCAACGACGCCCACGATGTCACCGTGAAGGGCTACCAAACCGACACCTATGCCGGCACCGCCTATCTCATCGTGCCCGCACTCATCTCGACCCGACTCAACCCCTGACAGGAGCACTCAGCATGACCGAATCCACCCGCATCTACGGCGCCGCCCTCATCCTCAAGCTTGATGGCAAGGACGTCGCCGCCGACCTCACCGAAGCAGAATTGTCGTTTGAGGCCGAAGACAAAGACAACATGACCTTTGCCCAAGCCGCCGCCGGCGGCTCCGATGTCGGCAAGCTCAAGATCAAAGCAATCCAATCCACCGACACCGCTTCATTCTGGCGCACAGTGTGGGCCAGCGCCGGCAAGCGTGATGTCCCGTTCGCGCTCGCCGTCCACGGCAACGCCGACCCGACCGAAGACAAGCCGCACGTCACCGGCCGGCTCGACATCGGCCCCCGGCCCGCCCTCGGCGGCGCCGCTGACCCCAAGAAATCGTATGTGTTCGATGTCGAGTTCTCCGCCCGCGTGGACCGCGAACTGAAAGTAGCCACCGGCTAATGAGTGACACCGGAGCGGTACAGGTAGACGGCCTCAAGGACCTGCTCAACGCCCTGCAACGCCACGGCGTGGCGGTGACTGACATGAAATCGGTCATGGCCGATGTCGGCACCATCGTCGCAGACGATGCCCGGCCACTGACCCGCCCCCGCTCCGGTGTGCTCGCCGGCACCCTCCGCCCCTCGAAGACCAAGACCAAAGCCGTCGTGCGCGCCGGCGGCGCCCGAGCACCCTACGCCGGCGCCCAGCACTTCGGCTGGGCCGCCCGCAACATCGCACCCAAGCTGTACCTCTACACCGCCCTAGACCGTCGCCGCGCCGACGTGCTGGCCCGGTTCGACCGTGGCCTAGACAACATCATCCACGACAGGAAGCCCTAACCATCATGTTTGACCCGTCATCCCTCACGCTCGCCCAGCTCGAAACCATCGAAGCGCAAGGCGTGACCCTCGCCGACATCGTTGACGCCGCCGCCAACCTCGATCCCGACTCCGGCCAGCTGCCGCCGGCCCGGTTCCTCATCGCCCTGCACTACATGTCCCAGCTCGAACAGAACCCCGACGCGACGTGGGAAGACTCCCGCAACGTGCCCCTGTCCGCGCTCGCCGCCCTCGTATCGGACGACGACGCCCACCCGGAAGGCTAGCGGCCCGCGAGCGCCGGGCCGATGAGCTCGCGTGGTTCGTTGTCCACGCCGGTCTATCACCCAGCGACTATCGCTCGCTCACCATCCGCGAACGGGCCGCAATCATCCGCACAGTAAAGGACGCTCAATAAATGGCCGCCAAGCACACCATCGAAGTCGAGATCCTTGCCCAAACCAAGAAGGCCGCATCGGCCCTCAAGAAGTTCGGGGAAGAATCCGGCCTCAACAGCCTCGCCAGCGGTTTCGCCAAGACCGGCCGCGCTATCGCGGTCGGTGTCGGTGCTGCCGCCGGCGCGGCCGGTGTATACCTGTACGACGCGATAGGCAAGGCCGGCGACCTGGAACAGTCCATCGGCGCGGTCGATACCGTGTTCAAGAACAACGCCGCTCAGGTGCACCAGTGGGCACAAGGCGCCGCCCAAAACCTTGGCCTCACCGAAGACGCCTACAACCAGTTCGCGACCGTGCTCGGCACCCAGCTCAAGAACGGCGGCACCGCCCTCGATCAGATCGGCGGGAAAACCAACGACCTGATGACCCTCGGCGCCGACCTGTCGTCAATGTTCGGCGGCACCACCGCCGACGCCGTAGGCGCCCTGTCGTCAGCGCTCAAGGGCGAACGTGACCCCATCGAGCGGTACGGCGTCAGCCTCAACCAAGCCAAGATCGATGCGAAAGCCGCCGCGCTGGGGTTCACCAAGGTCGGCGGTTCGTTCGATGGGCAAGCACAGCAAGCCGCGACGCTGGCGCTCATCATGGAACAGACCGCCGACGCTCACGGCAACTTCGCCCGCGAAGCCGACACCGTACAAGGCAAACAGGCCCGACTCTCAGCGACGTGGGACAACCTGTCCGCCCGCATCGGTACCGCGTTCCTTCCCGCCGTCGCCGCCGTCGCTGACGTGGTGGCAACCCGCGTCATGCCCGTGCTCGAACGCTGGGGCGCCCAGCTCGCCGCGAACGTCGGCCCCGCACTACAACGCCTCGGCCAGTTCGCAACCACCACTGTGCTACCCGCCCTGTCGAAGCTCAGCGCATGGATCACCACAAATGTGGTGCCCGTGCTCGCCTCCATCGGCACCACCCTCACCACGCAGGTGTGGCCGGCGCTCACCGACTTCGCGTCATGGGTGCAAGGCGCGTCCGGGTGGCTGCTGCCGCTCGGCGCCGCTATCGGCTCCATCGTGGCCGGCTGGAAAGCGTGGACGACCGCCACGAAAGCGTGGAAGACGATCACCATCGTCGCGTCAGCGGTACAAGCCGCGTTCAACGCCGTCATCTCGGCCAACCCAATCGGGCTCATCATCCTCGCCATTGTCGGACTCGTCGCCGGCCTCATCACCCTCTACCACACCAACGAGACCGCCCGCCGCGTGATTGACCAGGCGTGGAACGCGATCAAGGGTGCTGTGCAAACCGTGGGCCGAATCATCGGCAACGTGTGGCGCGGCGCCGGGCAGGCAATCTCCAACTTTGTGGGCGGCGCCCGCTCCGCCCTCAACTCAGCCGGCAACGCCGTGCAGTCGTTCGGGCGTGGTGTCAGCGATCATGTGTCGTCGGTGATCCGGTTCTTCCGAGACCTGCCAGGCAAAATCAGTAGCGCCCTGTCCGGCATCGGTGGCCGCATGGCCGGGATCGGCCGCAACATGATTACCTCGCTGGCTAACGCGCTGTCCCCGCGTGCAATTGTGGACAAAATCCGTGACGTGATCGGCGACGCGATTGGGTTCGCGAAACGATTGCTGGGCATCGCCTCCCCGTCCAGGGTGTTCACCGAAATAGGCGAGTACACCGGTCAAGGCCTCGAAGTGGGCCTTGCGCGGATGAGCGGCCGCGTCCGCGACGCCGCCGGCAACCTCGCCGCCACCGTGGTCGATGCCGGCACCCCCGACACGCTAGGGCTGCCCACCATCCGCCGCACCCGCGCCGGCGTCGCCGCCGCCGGCGGTGGCATTACCATCAGCGTGTCTACCCTCACAGACGGCCCCGACGTGGCCCGCCGCGTCCTCGGCGTCATCCGTGACCTACAACGAAGCGGGCAACTATGAGTGAGTGGACTCAGCGCGTCGCCGTGCAGGTACTCATACCCGACCCGACGACCATAGGATTCAGGCTCGACGCGCACGCCCTCGACGGCCCGATCGGCCTGCGCGGCCCCGGAAATGCGGTCGTGCTCGGCAAGACCGCGCTCGACGTGGCGCGTCTATCGCCCCTCGCCACGCCCGAGGTGTGGTGGGACATGACGCCGTGGGCTGTGCAGATCGACACCATGCACGGCAACCGGGCCGACGACGTGACCATGCCGCCCGAGGTGGGCACATGCGCTGTCACGCTCAGGAACGCCCCCGACCTGCCGGCCCTCGGCATCCGCTACGGCACCAACCTGCGCGTCGTGCTGAAACCCCCGCCCGAGTCTGAAAACCCGTGGCCTGCGCCGGTGTGGTTCGGAGCCGTTGACGACGTGGTGGACGATCTCGACCGGCCCGACGACAACGCCGACCAGTGGACGACGGTCACCGCCTCAGACGATATCCGCGACTACTCGACCACCACCCGCTACGGCATCACCGCCGACTACGGCGACGCCGGCGACACCTTCGGCGCTGTCCTGTCCCAGACCGCCCCGAAGTCGGTCATGCGCGAGGCCGGCATGGAGGGCCGCTACCCCATCGTGGCGTGCAAGACGGAGAAATCGTTGGCGTCAACACTGACGATGCTCGCAACGACCGGCCGGTTTGTGTGGACGCTGCGGCCCGCTATCATGTCGCCCCCGACCGTGCTCACCCGCGACCCCCGCAACATCCCGGCCACGCCCCATCACTTCAGCGACCTGCCCGGCGACCCGGCGTCGTTCTACCGTATCCGCCGCGAGTCAGGCACCGCCCAAGTGCTGACCTCGATCGAGCTGACCAACAACAGCGTCGGCGGCGACGGCGGGCAGGTATCCACATCGGCCACCTACGCTGACCCCGGCCTCGTCGCCGCCTACGGCCCGCGCACCATGTCGGCCGACGTATGCGCGCCTGCGGAGCACCTGCCCCAGATCGCTGACTGGCTCAGATCGACCATGCGGACGCCAGCCACCACCGTCACATCACTGACCATCGACGGCGCCCCGCCCGACCTACCCGACGACGGCGACGGCGAGCGAGTGATTCACCCGCTCGACCCCATCGTGGTGCGCGTCCGAGGCCGCACACACGCGCTACTCGTGGCCTCAGTCGCGCACACCATCACCCCCCACCGCTGGCGCACCACCCTCACCACAGTAAGGAGCCTCAATGCCTAGCCTGCACAAGAGTTTCGTCCCAAACGAAATCCTGACCGCCGACGATATCAACGCCACGTGCAACCCGACCACCGCCGACCACATGCCCTACGCCATGGCCGCCGGCCGAGTCGGCATCGTGATTAACGGCTCGTCGGCGTCGGCGACCATCAACTTTCCGCCCGGTCGATTCACCGCGGCGCCACTGATCTTCCCCATCCACCGCGAGAACATCCGTGTCATTCTCCGCATCCCGTCGTCGTCGTCCACCTCCGCTCTCATTAGTGTCGCGACGGCCGACAACTCGACAGTGAGCAACTTCAACCTCACCGTCGATTGGTCGGCCATTCAGATGACCCCAACGTCGGCGGCCGGGTGATCGTCATGGGAGACAACCTTGTTAGCGTCGGCACCGACTGCCAGGGCATCGCCACGGGAGGGACCGTGCCCGTGGCGTGGGTCGCGATCCAGATGGAGAAATAGCGTGGAAATCGTCCCCGAGCTGATGGGTGCGTTGGCGCTGCTCGTCACCGCGTTGTGGCAGGGATACAAGACCCGCGCCGAAGTGGCCCAGATCAGGCACCAGCTCCACCCCAACGGCGGCGCGTCCCTCCGCGACCGCATCGACCGCATCGACCGCCGGCAAGTCGAAATCGCGGCCTCCATCGGCGGCGTTCGCGACGACGCCCGAGCAGACCGTCAAGCGCTGACCACCCTGCAAGCCGACGCGACGGCCATACATGCCGGCATCGCCGCCCGGCTCGACCAGATTGAAAGGAGACTCACCTAATGGCCCTCGCCCTCGCCCGCGTCGGCACCGACACCAACGGCCGGCCCGCGATGCTCGCCCCCGCCGCCGCACAGTGGTGGACGCTGACCCCGCCGCTGTCCGCCTGACCCACCCCACCTTGAGGAGACCACCATGACCTATGCACGCAACCAGGCCTCGCCGTTCTGGGCGACGGCACTGTCCGATATGACCGCCGCCGGGCAGAGGTTCGCCCGGGGCGTCGACGCTCTCATCCGGCGTAGCCCCGCACTGTCCCCGCACCTGTGGGTCGGGTCCGGCTACCGCACGTCGAGCTCGGAGCACATCACCGGACGCGCCCTCGACATCATCGCGTGGGAGGTGGGCCAGCGTGCCCGCACCGCCAAACCCGCCGCCTACGCGGCGATGCAGCGCCTCGTTCACGAGGTGCTGGTGCCGAACGCGAGGGCGCTACACATCAGGCACATCATCTGGGATCGGCGCATCTACCGGACCCGCTACGGCGCGTGGGGGGCGCTGCCCGGTCGCACCGCATCGTCTGGAGTCTCGGACTGGCACGAGGA